AAGCCTGACCCGTACCCTTATTCCTTGGCAAGTTCAATGCGGCTTGTTCAGCCGCTGAGTAAAACCCAAGTTCAGAAACTGGCGCTTGAGGCTTTGGCATCATTGGGCTAGGCTCAACCGCAAACATTGCGGCCCTTGGCTCGGGTAATTGTTTGGGCAACAAAGAACGTCCTGTTGCCACCCTGTCTGCAATCTCTTGACCGATAACTTTGACACCAAGACGACCAGCCTTTGCGCCAAACTGTGTTCCTTTAGTAGCCAATGGTGCGACCAATAACGCCGCCGCCGCTGTGTCATCAGGTATCAGCGGCACGTTTGCTTTGCCAATGTTAGTGATTGGCTCACCATAAGATATGCGGTTTAAGGTTCGGCTCAACTCTGGCACATCAAAAAATCGTGCTATCCCTTGCAGAGTTTGGGTTCGTTCTGGGCTGTAAAGTGATGCCGCCAAGTCAGACAAAAACCCTGAAACTGGTTCTCTGGGGGTTGCCTGCATAAAGTCCCCACGGGGGTCTCTGGCAGATTCTCGCAAATCAGCCATGTCTTAAACCCCTGGCTCAACCATAACCCGTGTGCCTGGTGTTGGCTCAATCTGGCCAGGCGGGACAACCATTTCCATCATCCGCATTGCACGTTCTTGCGAATCCATGTCCACTTTTGCCAGCGTTTCAACAGTCTTGGCACGTTTGTATTCGGCATCGGCGATTGTGTCCACGGTATCGGCTCTGGCTTTAGCTGCCTTCGCCATTGCTTCTTCAGCCGCTGCTTGCAGGAATACGGCATTGGGGTCTTGAGGCTGACCCTGTATCTCTACCATCATTTCCTGTGCTTCATCTTCGGTTGGCTGGACAACACCCATTCGCAGTAACTTCTTGCGGAAATAAGCATTTGCATCACCAACGCCCTCGCCTTCCATGTTCATCATTGCCATTGCAGTCAGGACTTGCTGGGTCTCAGGGTCTTGGGTGATTTGCAGCATCCCAGTCAACGCCCTGACCGTGGCCGCACGTTTACTACTGGATGATGGTCCAACCTCGGCAATCACATCAAATGTTGCTTGTGACAAATCATTTGCCATTACCACAGCACCAGTCTCAGTGTCAATCGTGGGTTGCATCAGCTCGACCATCCCAGCCTCACCAGTAGGCGCAATGGTTTTCATCTTGCGCTTGTCCTCGGTGTAGATTTCCTTTGCCATGCCAAGCCATATCTCGCCGCATCGCTTCATACCCTTGGCGAAGTTGCTCATGTAAATGAACGTCTGCATATCCACACGGGTTTGAATCATCTCTACGGCTTTGCCTGATACGCCTGAAACCATCTTGTCAGCCCCTTGTGGGTTGCCCAAAATGTCCTGCATATCCTGCTCGGTAATCTGCAACAGTGCCGCCATTGCAGGCGGGATTGCTGCCGACTTGGTGTAAGCCAATGGTCCAGTCACTTGCGTGTTGCCATCTGGCCCAGTGATTGGGTTGACCAGCAAATAAGGGTAATCCCGCAGATTGTCTTCAGCCCACATCACTTGATGCCCTGCTACTTGCTCAGGGGTCATGATGGGCTTTTCGATACTCGACAGTGCGCTGATCTCGCCCAGCTTGGACAGTTGCATATTCTTGAGGCGTTGAGCATCTTTAGCCAGGCGCACAGCACCCATGCAACGCTCGATGTTGTCCACAAACCACCGCTTGCCGTAGACCACCACGATAGGGATGTTTCGGCCTGCAATGTAGCCTGCGTCCTCCAGTACCTTACCGCCCGACATGATGTATTTGCGAACCCGCATCCGCTTGATACGCTTTTGGCGCACCTCACGAGTGCCGACTGCCATCAAGGTTTCCTCTAGCGTCTCATCGTTCGCAAAGTCCGTTTGGGTGTAGCGTTCCTCAGTTCCATCAATGGCTTCGAATATGCGGATAACCTCGGTCTTTTCCTCGACCTTGTAATACTCAGCCACAAACACAACATCAGGAGTTGCCCAGTCAAACTCGTACTGGTGGATGATCTTCGGCCAGTCCGTTGGGTCATCGTTGTAGGTTTCTTTGTAGCTTTCACGGGTCATGCTGGTGACCACAAAGGCATACTTGGCATCCGACTTGTCTTGCCGCTTGGCATTCAAGTCAAAGAACACGCTGGAGTCAGCATCAAAGATTGGCTCGAACCTGATGCGCTGGCGTTCGTTCTCTGGGTCTTCCTCGTCCTCGTAGACAGTCCGCAAACGCCATGCGCCAATGCCACCGCCAACAGCTTCCTCAAAGGCGTTATCGTAAGCCTCATCAGCCACCGATGCTTGTTCATCAGCACGATACAGACCATCGCAGACTTCGGCCAGCTTGTCGTTCTCAGTCCCGTCTTTGCTTACATAGTCAACGGTAATGCGGTTGTTTCGATATTCGTTAACGATGCGAATGACCGCCAACATAATTTTGTTGACTTCAAACTTGGGTTTGTTTTCGTACTGATCCCACAATGGGCCTTCCCACTGTGCGCCGCAGAGAGAATAAAACCGTCTGTCTTGCAGGCATTGCAGGCGTTCATCCCGCAGCGCAGTTTGTATGTCGTTGAACTGCCGCAGTGCTTCAGCGTGCAGATTGGCAAGGCGTTGGTCATTGGGTATTCGTGCCATATTTGTCCTTTTGGGGCGATTATCTACCAGCGTTTGACATTGGGCAATGGCGTAAATGTAGCTGGTTTTGTGACCGCTGACCGCCTGATGCCCTCACACGCATACCGCAAAGCATCAATCACATGATTCTTTTTGTCCTCAAGCTGGGGCAGGATTCGCCCCGTCAATGGGTCTGATTTATAACTGTACAGGCTCAATTCGTCAATGGTGTGAATACAGCGAGGGTGAACCACGATGTCGTAATTTTTCAAGAACTCGATGCCCTCTTCGACAGACTTTGGCCCTTTGACCGCTGTCATGATCTTGGGAAACCCATTGCGCTTCATGTGGCTGATGGTCTCTGGTCGGGCTGAGTCGGCAACGATAGGCCACTTCTCGGCCTCTGGCACTTGCATGAACAGTTCAGGCGTGTTGACAATCTCACAGCCAACCATATACGCCTCATAGTCAATGTACAGGGTGCGCCCAATAATGTGGCAGCGCACCAAAACTGTCGGGTCAACTGAGAAGCCCCAGTCCGCACCCAGTCGGTGGATTGCCTCTGCTGGGGCTTCAAAATCGTCAATCTTCCAGTTTCTGAATACCCTGCTGTTGCTGTTTCGCAAGTACTGACCCATCCAAACGTGCTGATATTTGTCAGGGTCACGCCGTTTGTCGTACTCCATCTCTTCCCGCAGGACATCAGGAAACCACGGGTTTTCCCCAAAGTTCACCTTGATGACCGTTGCACTGGCTGGCGGCTCTGGCCCCCGCAGTAAAAAATCTACTGGGTCGGATTCTTGGCGAGGATTCCATGTAAACCACAGTTCGCTGTTGGGCTTGCGGATTGTTGGCCTAAGTAGGTCAAGGCTGGTCTGGCTTAATGACTGGGCTTCCTCCACCCAAGCGCAGTCGTACCCTTCCAGCGACTTAATCGAGTCGGCGGTGTGGTTCTGCATCCCTTGGAAAATAATCGCCCCATCGCCCTTTTTGGACTTGATGACCGAATCTTGGACTTCAAAGTAAGCCCCAGCATTCATGGCTTCAATCTTGGTTTCCAGCAGCCGCTTGACCGATTGGTTAAGGGACTTCTGTATTTCACGGACGCAAACGCTTCTGCGCTTGGGGTCGAGGATGTGTTCCTCAATCATCAACTCAGCAAAGGCATGAGACTTACCGCTGCCCCGACCACCCCATGCGCCCTTGTATCGGCTGGGGCTTGTCAATGGCAATGCCCAACGAGGCGTATCAATCTTCAGTATTTTTTGCATCCACCACCACACGCTCGATGCGCTCAAACAACAAGGGCGCACCATCTGCGCCAGTGTGCTCTTGCTTAACAGTCTCAGCCCAGCGCATTTGTGTCTTTGTCCACCAGATAAGGCTCGTGGTGTCTCCACCTACGGCTTTGCTATACAGCGTCTTGGCAATCTGCCCGTGGGCTTTGGCTTTGCCCATGTCCAGCTCATTCCTGTAATGCTTCCGCAGGGTCTTGTCATCAATGCCCACCAAGCAGGCAATGGACTCGTGAGGCAAGCCTAATCCACTGCTGGATTCAACCAGTTTGCGAGTTTTGTCTGTGGGTTTATGTGCGTGATTCATTTATAGAGGGGAATTTGTCACAATTACAGCATTTTCTGCTGTTTCGGTCAAATTGGAGCGTGTGGGTCGGTGATGCACCGCCGCTGTGTCGAGGGAATCGACCATCGCCTGCTTCACACGCTTTGGATATGGTTTTGCAAGTGGTTTAATCTTAACAGTCATCTCTTTATCAAGCGGCATCAAATATTTATGTTTGCCTTTAGTTCTAAATTCTTTTGCATTTGGGTCTAAACATCTGCGTACTTCAGCAATGCTTTGCTTTACACCAAGGCTATCTATTGATTTTCTGTGTGTTTTTTTCCCATTTATGATAAATGCGCTCACAGTGTCTTGATTGAACAAGCCTTCATAAATCCAATTTGTTGCTTGGTAGATTCCACCATGATGGTTTGAATCAAGGTCGGCATAAGAAACAATCAACCTAATGCCAGGATTAGATTTTTTCAAAAACTTAATTGCCACCATCATTACTTTACTGACTGGCACTTCATGCTTTGTAAGTGCAATCCTTACAAGTTCAACACATTCATCTTGATTTAAACCATAAGGTTTGGGCATATTCTTGTTTGCGCCACGCCCAAAAATGACACAACCAATATATTTACCATCTTCCCAAGCACCAACCTTTACTAGTTTTCCAACTGGCAAGCATTTGCTGTAATGCCAGTTCTCACAAGCATATTTAGCTGCATCATGGCTTGCCCAGTCTATTTTTAGTTCAGGCTTCACGAGCATCAAACTCCTTGCCGCAGTGTGGGCAGGCAATCCATTTGGGGTCAAGCTGGTCTAATTTGCCTTGGTCATCCTCTGTTGCTGGTTCAAAGTCTGGGCCTCCATCTATTAGATTTTGCATTTCAGCAGAATCAAAGCCCAGCATTTCCAAGGCAAACCCATCTGCCAGCAAGTCGTTAAGCTCGATGGTCAGCATTTCATTGTCCCAGCCTGCATTGAGTGCCAGGCGGTTATCGGCAATGATGTAAGCCTTGCGCTGGGTCTCGGTCAGGTCTTTTAGCTCAATGGTTGGCACTTCGGTATATCCCAGCTTCCTTGCCGCCATCAGTCTCCCGTGGCCTGCAATGATGCCGTTTTCCCCATCAACCAGTATTGGGTTTGTCCAGCCAAACTCCTTAATGCTTGCGGCAATCTGCGCCACCTGTTCATCGCTGTGGGTGCGGCTGTTGTTGATGTAAGGTATCAATTTGTCCACAGGTTTTTGCACAATCTTCATGGCATCGGCACTCCCACGGGCCACTGGTCTTGCAGTGCTGCTACTGTCTTTTGGTGCGCCTTTTGCCATAAGTCTTGCCTTTCCTCTTTGGTTAGTGTTTTCCCTTGGTCGACCTCGTAATGGCATTTCAGGCATAAAGCCGCCACCAGATTGTCATCCGCTTTGATTCCTCTGCCCTTGCCGCCGCCCCAGTTT